GACTCTTTAGCAGTTGTATTGGTTATATCCAACTCTGTCTGGATAACGTGGATTGCCTCGTATACATCCGCGAGGTTACTAATGTCATAGTTTTGTCCGCTCAACTTACTTGCATCCTCAAGGAGCCTCTGCATTTCTGACTTTGTTCCACCATAACCTAACTTGCACTTTGTTAATCTATACCTTCATAAAATCGGATTATAAGTATAGGTCAGACTATCGCATCATCACCGAAGTGATGCCCTCTCACTTAGTCGTTCACGGTGTATTTAAACTTCCGCCCTGTTGTCCTATCCGTAGGAGTTCCAAGTCAATCAGAGAGGGTTCTCATTTGCGGTTTATGTATTATGCCGCAATGACCCCAAATGTGTTAAGGTTGTCAAGCATGGTGTAGTTTTGTTTTGAGAATCCCTGATATGCATTCTGGATGCTTTCAATTGATGTACCCATCTTGTTGGCATTGTCAGACATGTCCTGAATAGCCATGTCAGCATAGCTTGCCGCCTTGCTAGTGTCACCACCTAGCGACTGCAGAAGTGATGCGGCAAATGTTGTTGACTGCTCCATGTATTCATTGGCTGATATTCCTGCATTCTTCCATGCATTGTTGGCATTCTCCAGTACAATGTTGGCTGAGTCCTTGAACAGTGTTTCAATGCCTCCGATACTCTGCTGAAGTGCTGCACCTTCAGTCAGCGACTTTGTTATCGCTGTACCAATGGCTGCAGCTGAGATATATTTTGTCATTGATGAGGCAATGGATGCTCCTAGTGTCGCTCCGCTGGTCTTGCCAGCTTTCGACATCCCTGGATTAAGGACTTGCTCCATTTTGCCCTTAATACCTTTGGCTGATGGTTCTATCTGGACATACCCTGTTCCCAGTGTTGTTCCTGATGCCATTAGTTGCCTCCTTTCATTTTTTCTTCCCAGGCCTTCATGAAGTCTGCTCCTGATGCGAACTTCCTTAATGCTGAATTATCGTTCTTCTCATTCTTGCCAGTTAATATCTCAGTAATGTACTTTGGCTCATCTCCTCGGCCTCCTGTCATTACATATTCAAGTCTTGCAAGTCTGTCTGCAATAATTGCCATCAGGAATGTATCAGTGTCCACATTTTCATTTCTGGCCTTTTGCTTTATTCTTGAATTGTCCCTTAAACCAGATGAAAGGGTCGCAACCAGTTTGACTGGAAGCGACCTGTAATCAAATATATGATAGACTTCTGCCAGATCACAGACTAATGCCTGTTCATCCAGCGCAATCATACTGGCAAGGGTTAAGAGTTTTTTAATTCGCCATCCGCATTGAATATTTCTTCAAATTCTTTGCCCACCACTTCCATAGGGACTCTGCCCTTCTCATTTCTGCAGTGATCATAGAGTGCCTTCTGCTGTTCTTCACCGAGTAATGCCTTAATTACTCTGCCCATAAGGAATCCATCTTCTCTTGCATCTGCAAGAAGGTCCATGAATTCAATGTCTTCTGCAATGCTCTCATCGATTTCCCAGGCGAATCCAGTTGATGTTGTTCCAGTCTTCATATTGATTATTCCTTTCTGTTATGCGATGTAATCGTGATGAGTTACTGACTTTGTTGTAACTGCTGGGTCTGGCATTGCTGTGATAGTGATTTCATATCCAGCTACTTCTGAACCCTTGTAAGTGATTTCAGCCAGGTCAGTAATCTTTGCGTTAGGGATTACGATTCTCTTTGCTCTTGTGCCGATGAGCATGTCGATTACGAATGCATATGGAGCCATTTCGTCAGTAGTCGCTTCAATGTTGATGTGTCCACTTGATTCTGTTACATTGTCTGCTCCATAGATCAGCTTCAGAACTTCCACATTCAGAACTTCAAGCATCTTGAACTTGAATGTGTCAGGTCTTCCTGTCTGGTTGCTGTTTACTGTTGCACCATCCCAGCTCTTTGTATCTTCAGTTTCAGGTGAAAAATTGTTTGTTACACCATCTTCTGAAATAAAGCCAAGACTCTTGAAATATGTCATTGTTGACATAAGTGTAGTTGCATCAGTTGGCAGTGTGTTGCTTGATGAGATTGATGCGGATGGCATTGCATAGATACCACCTGCAATAGCAGGCTTACCAGCACCAATGTTGTTAGTATTTGGCATTATTCTTCCTCCTGTTATTTGTAGTAAACGTCAAAAAGAGCCTGGTATCTATAATCCTTAGTCGAAGTGTCAGTGAAATTATAATCACTGTTAAGCTTCACATGGGATATGCTACCAAGCTCCATAAGTTCAAATGCGGCTGTCTTTACTGTCTCATTAAGGGTTGCCGCTTCAAGGAGCGACTTCCCATAACTTTGGAAAGCAAAAGTCGCTGTGTTGAGATGTTCTTCTCTGCTAGATCCAGTTTTCTCTATGAGAACAAATGGAACAGTCTGTCCATTTCTCTCCATGTCCACACTTACATCCAGCTTGTTATCCATGTGATTGAGTACAATCTGTTCTATCATCGTTTAGCTGCTCCCATAGCTTTTACCAGGGTATTGTTCTTCTTGTTAGAATTGTTCGCTTTGGGTGTTGCCGCAAATACTACATAGCCTACTCGACCACCATTCTTCTCATTGGTAGTGTACTGTGACTTCTCATATCCGTCTCCAGCATATCCCAGCACTGCATCTGCGTATGATTCGCACATGTTTGCTACATCAGCAGATTTAAGCAGTGATTCTACTCCCTTCTTATCAAGTTTTATTGTGAACTTACCCATATCTTTCTACCGATATTTTTTTATTCCATCGAAGTGGTATCAGCTCGTCAATTCCCTGCTGTGGGAATCCAACGGTTTTAAATGTTTCTCCGAAGAATTCCACAAGTGTGTCATTCCACACATGCTGGTCACCTTTAGGGATAGCAAGCTGATATACAATCTTCTTGCCCGATACATTCATTTCCTGTGCCATCGCTTCTGATGATACTGGTGCTACAAGAACATTCTGTACATCAACTACACTGTCAGAATAGATGGGTGCATGGAATGTATCTGTTCCTGTCTGGGTTTTGACATGGAGTTTTACTGTTATTCCTTTTAACATAGACTGATCACTCCAATTCTCTGCCTTTTAATTCCCAGTGCGGCAAGTTCATCATCCTTAATAAAGATGCCACCTCCTGGACTAAGGAATGTGCCTGATACTGTATATCCCATACCCGACTCAGAAAACTGTGTCATAGGTGTGGTGTCAGTCTCAGTCATTAGTGTTCTGGCTACAATGTCTACTGTGACAGACTTTGCTACTGACTTTGTAACAAGGCTCTCTGCTACCATTTCATCAAGGTCCTTGCCTCGCTTTTCCGCTTCAAGCCTTAATCTGTTAGACACTACTGTGAGAAGTTGCTCACATCTTGACTCTTCGTCAGTTCTCAGTGATCTCCACAGTGCTTCGACATCAGCCTTTGTTGCAAAGTTAGTCAACCTTCTTCACATCCTTCTTTTTAGTTGTCTTTTTGGCTACTGGCTTTACTTCTTCCCAGTGAGGCGCTGTGATTGCGGACTGAACCACAATCACTGCACCTGTTTCCTTATGTCTATAAGTAAACATTTGTATCACCTTAATTATTTGATTACTGCGAATGCTGTTGGATCAAGGATTCCCCAACCGATGTAAGCTTCACCTCTAAGGTAAACCTGGTTGTGTCCCTTAAGGTCTGAGCCTGAGTTGTCAGGATCACCATATTCGATTACTTCCATAGTGATGTCCTTAGCGAATCCCCACTTGAATGCATTCTGGAAGTCACCAACGATTGCCTTGTCAGCTGTACCACTTGCAGTTGTTACTGCTACAGTAGTGTTTACATCTGAAGGTACACCATTGATTGATTCAGGGTTAGCACCCCAAGCAAGTTCCTTGTAAATCTTAGTACCGTTTACAGTTGTTGCTGCAAGGCCTGCTGCGAATGTCTTTGACATTGCGATACCTGTTGCAACATAATCACCGATAGCTGCTACTGCACTTTCAACATTTGCATCTTCTGAACCTGAAGTATATGATACTGTGTTTACTGAAGTGTTTGTGTCGAATGAGTTAGTGCCGATTACTGATGAAGCAGTGTTAGTTCTTGGATTAAGGCCATGCATAGCCATGATGTCCAGACCTCTTGCTGCCTTCTTGGCAAATCCATCGTTGAATGATGCCAGGATTTCAAGCTGTCTTTCTTCTGAAGCATACAGGAATTCGTCTGTTACTCTTGTGCCATATTCAATCTTGATAGGTGTGATTGTTACAGGTGCGCAAGTTGCTCCACCGTTGCCCTTTGCTCCGCTTTCTGCTACGATTGCAACATCTGTATCCATTGCGAATGTGAATACATCAGTGCCGCCAAATGATACAGGAATTGAGCCTGACAGCTTTGCCAGTGCTGAATGTCCCTGAACCTTTGAAAAGATTTCGTTTGCTACTGTTGCTGGGAAATTAGTTCCTCTGCTGATTGTGTTACCCATTGTTGTTCCTTTCTAGGCTATTCGCCTTTAAGTTGTGAAAGCATTCCTCTGAGTGCTTCCGTTTTTTCATCTCCGATATTTTCTCCAGTGCCGCCGAGTGGAATCTGCTTAAATCTGCTCTTGCCGATATATCCCTTCATTTTTTCGGCATCCGCTTCCATTTCTTCGACTGTTTCACCTGAGATTTTATTTGCAAGCTCTGCAGGTATTCCATACTTGTTAGCAAGTCCCATTTTTACCGAGTTGGTCTCGTGTATGCTAACTTTCTTCTGAAGGTCTGCAATCTGTGCATTTAATCCTTCAGCTGACTTCTGGCTTTCTGCGAGCTGACTGCCTAATGTTGTGACTTCAGTCTCTTTTTCGGCAAGCTTGCTCTTTAGTGATTCATACTCTGATAACTGGCTAGTGAATTCAGCTCTCACCTTGTTCTCTATGGCTGTTCTTTCTCTCTCCAGTCGTTTTCCAATTGCCGCATCAAATTCCTCCTGTGAATTGATTGGCTTAAATCCTTCTGACATTTTTAGTCCTTTCTCCCACTACAACCCGGTGGTATCGGTCTTTCGACTTCAAATATCTGCGAGCTTAATAGCTCACCTTTTGCTTTCTTCTTGTTTTGCCTTCATGACATGCCCAGTATGCAAGAATCACACTGTCTAGCAGTGTGATATCTACTGTGTCCTTAATGGATCTAAAACCAAACCCACCATTTGAGCCTATTGCTCTTTTTTCGCAGTTTGATACTACTTGTGTAAGGCTTGGCTGATTGTTGTGGCACATGCTATCGTCAAAAATGCCCTGCTCAAATAAGGCATTTGCGACAATAACCTCCTTAACAGTCGGCAGAACTACATTCTTGACTTTGTAGTCTTTCAGGTCCTTGGCCAGTGTTTCCTGACCATTTGCCCCATCGATTACTATCTTGGCAGGCCGCATACTCCTGAGATAGTCAACTATCCATGCATTGCCTGCTCTTATAGGTCTGCAGTCGATAGTCTCGACAAATATTTTTCTGCTGGCTGTTTTAACAGCTACCGACAGTGATGCATTGAGTCCGTCACTTCCGAACTTGACTGCGGCATATATTTCGCCTGTCAATTTAGGCAGCCGCTTCACTGCGATGTTTTTCCATTCCTTCTCAGATATTGCCGATTTGAGATTGTACTTAATCCAGAGTCCAAGCCTCTGAATGTTGAAGTCAACATCATCATCGCCAATTTCATCCATAATCTTTCGCTCTGAAAGAATAGTTCCTAGTGATGGATTGGTTTCATACCACAGTTCTTTGTCGTTCGGATCAGATTGAAATTCAACCGACCACTCTGCCCATCCTGTGTTCTGTGTCTTTCCTCCGAGTGTATTGTTCCTCAGTTTTGTGAACCCTGTACCAGATGATACTGGTGTTGGTGGTGTTCCACAGTACAATGTCTGTGGATTCTTTGAGGATGATACAACATACTTTAGTGCTGACTCCTGATCATCTGTATACTCCTGCGCTTCATCGATTACAAGAAGGTCAGTCATAACCTTCGCCCAGTCCGCCCTTAGAGCTTCGTGTGCGAAAGTTGATTTTCCCTCCTCCTTTCAGCATTGTGATAGATTCAAGTCCGAACTGTTTCAGAGTCTTGTAGTCTTCACCTTCACGCAGTCCAGTCTTGGCCAGCAGTTCACAAAGTCTTTCCCAGGCTGAATGTGATGTCGGAGTACGATGCGCTGTGTGCATGATGCTCTCTCCATCCTTTAAGCCTATCAGTTCTCGAATTGCGACTACTTCATTCTTGCCATTACGTCTAGGAACTGCATAGCCATACTTTGTATGCACCCACAGTCCATCATCGTTAACAGCAAGAATGTCACACAGGAGCAGTTCTTGCCATTCCTGTGCAGTTCTTCCTGTACTGTTATAGAGTTTTATTGCATCTGGTCCCTTTGTTGTGTCATATGGCAATACAAGGGACTGAGTGGGAGTTTGTCTGCCCAGTCTTACTTCTGACATGTTAACTCCCTTCTATAGTGACCGCTTCAGCGGATACTATCAAAAGTGTCTCTCAGCTTGTCCATTTCTGCCGCCCTTCCATTCTTCATTGAGAATTTCTCTAGCTTTTTCCTTGCCATACTTTCTTCTACGTCTAGCAAGTTCTGCCTCTCTGGAGTTGCTGAATACCTTTCCAGTGTTCCACAGCACTTCCTCAGTGTCTTTCTCACCTTTGGCCAGTGCAGTGATCTGTCCTTTTGTTGTTCTGTTCGGGAAATACTCTACAGTGCAGCCACATCCCTGATGTCTCTTAAATACATAAGATGGCTGCTCTCCGTATTCCCATGTGCCTTGCCACAGTTTGCACTTGTCTGTGTGCCTTGTGTCATGACTTCCTTCTGTTCCATCCCACCTTCTTACGATGATAGGTCTCATTCCTGCATCCTTCTGGAACTCGGCATTTGTCTTTATCCATTCATCCACATATGATTGACTGAATTCGACTACGGTTGCCTTCAGGAGCTTGTCCGCTTCATCGTTGGTGTTTGTTTTTTCTAGTGCTGACTTGATTCCATTCTTGCGATTTTCCATTGATGGCTTGATGGGTTTTATCCCTGTGCCAGCAATGTCATTCATGGTGGTCTGTATTGATTCACAGACAGCCTGTGATATCCTTGTCCCTTTGTCCAGGTAATTCATCACAACATCAATTGCCAGCTCATCAATGTCTATTTCTCCGATATTCTTGCCGAGTGTGGCAAGTATCAGTTCTCCAAGTCTCTTTGAAAAAAGGGAGGCATCTTCAAAAGTTGCCACCCCTTGTCTTATCTTCTTGTATGTTCTCTCAATTTGCGGATCATCAGTAAACAGCTTGCTGATGTTCTTCCTGATGTCCGCTTCATAATCATATATGTTTATGGCCATAGGTTATTCCTCTTCTGCTCTTATGCCAGTAAGGTCTCCCATTGTCTTCTTGGTGATATATCCATCTACTGCCTGGTTGAGCTTTAGTACACCGTCACCAATTGCTGACAGCATTGCCGCATCTGGTTCAAATATTGGCTCCCATACAGGCTTAGTCATATATACCTGACTTCTCTTGTATGTTGTATTGTCTCTCAGGCATACTGCCAGATATCCAGCATTAAGCAGTCCTGATCCGAATTTTCTCTGTGCCTTTCTGGCTGTAAGTCTAAGTGCATCGTGCGATGCCTTGATAGCCTCGGCACTTGAAGGATTTGCAGTAGGGAACCCAAGATCATCTGTTGTCAGTCCTGTTTCTCCAGCAAACATTGATGCAAACATCTTCAGATGGTCAACGTGTGGAGTCATTGACTGCTGAGCAAACTGTCCCATGATAGGATGGTCACCGTCTTCATCCTTTGTCAGTGTAATCAGCGAGGACATTGTTGCTTTCCACTTATCCATTACTTCAACATCTTCAGCCATGCCTGTTACCCACTTCTGTGGATATGAGTAGAATTCTGCACCGATTTCTGACCGCTTCACTGTACGGATTGCGCTATTAGTCAGCGACATGCAGGCTCTTGAAATTCTGCTGTGTCCAAATGGTCTGCTATAGTCTGCCTTGTTTACAATAGGAACAAGCAGTGGATATTCCACATCGTGTTCCAGCACATCGGCAATAGGTCTGCCCTTTCTGATATATGCTGTTGAGTGTGGCAGGAAGTAAGCTTCCATAATTGGATTCTTGTTATCGTCTCTTTCAAGAACTGCATATCCTTCTTTCAGCAGTCCAGTAATCGGGTCCATTACTCCAGTTGCATCCGAGCCATCAATAACAGTCATTCTAGGATACCCATCATCATCAGGGATAATGTGAATAAATGAACAGCTGCCGATGAGTGCTGCAAGGATTGCAGAATCATACAGTGTGTCTGGATTGTTCATATTGAGCACTGAATTCATGTCGAAGTTGTCTTCTCTGAATTCATTGAATATAAGTCGGTCAGCTAAAGCATCAACCGCCTTGCCGCACCATCCGAGTGAGTTGGTTACCCAGTACAGATCAGGTGGAGTGCTGATGTGAAAGTCTCTGACAATGTTCTTCATGTCATAGTATCTGTATCGCTCTAGCACTCTAGTTCTTTTCTTGTTTAGTTGCCTGCGCAGGTATTCAATGCCCTTGTAATTTTC